ATTGAAAAAAACGCTACTTGGGGCGTAAATACATATGAGTCAACCAATTAAAGATAGCGAGTTTCGTCACGGTGCGGGAAAAGGAGACGAGCCAAGGCCAATCAACAGAGAAATTTTCCGTGCCAATTTTGATCAAATTCGCGGGTTTGGAAAGGTGTCTGGGACTCCCGTGAAGAAAAAAGGTGCTCGCGTAACCTACAAGTACTGAGGTGCTTGCGGGTGATCGTGAATTATTTTGAAAATATTTCTCGACTACACAAGCGGTTGCCTTACCTTGAACTCGTCAGTCGCAGTAAATCCTAAAAATAAATCGATCCATGAAAACCATTGCACTTCCATCCAAATCACTCGTTCGCGTTCACCGTCACACTGCGAAATACCTTAACAACGTGCGCTTTTCGTTTGAGGGCTATGCGGAGCAAAACGACCCAAAGCAGAAGATAGTGTTTTATGTGGTGAACAAGAGGGCTTTCACGAATCGAGCCGATGCCCTTAAATTCGCCTACGATTCAGCCAAAGCGAAAGGTGGTGTATAGGCCGAAACGGGGGAAACCCCGTCGTAGCGTGATGCGCTACCTGACGAGGCCGTCAGAGTGTAATAATAAATCGATTCATCCATGAAAACATCCTACTCCCACCCCGCCTTTAAGCTCGTCCGCGAGGACATTTCCAATCTTGACGCTATCGAGCGAGTTGCCACTCAGCTTTGCCGTCCTGACAGGCTTGCAGAAGACCCTGTTTTTCTCGCTTACTGCGAGTTGCCAAACATTGGCCCAAGAAATGACTACGATGGCGTTCGCTCAACTGCGCTGGCATTGAAGCGTGAATGGGAAGCTGCCGTTCTCTTCCCTGCCCAGATTGTCAGGTCAATGGGCTTGTTCTAAACAACCACAGGCAGGGGTTCGACCCCCCTGCCGCAACCATCAATCACCATGACTTCCATCGAAAAACAAGTAGCAATCAACATTTACGGAGATTGGGAAACCGAAAACCTTTTGTGGATGTTGAAGAAAAGGAAAACGGGTTCAGCAGCAAAAAAATTTATTCGATTCGTTCTTTCAACTAGAGGTTAACTAAACCACAGGCAGGGGTTCGATCCCCCTGCCGCAACATCAATTGATCCATGTTTACTTACTGCAAGCCATTCAAAGACCGACCAGAGGTGTTCTTTGTCGAGTCATGGTATGACCGCACTACTCGTTGCTGGGTTACGCAACTCAAAGACGGCAACCTCGATCAGATCGGGCAAGCAGTCTATACTGGCGACAAGGAGTCCGCCGCAAAAGCTCACCGTGAGTTTTTGGACTCTTTGACTGACGGTATGCCCTACGTCGTTGAGCGCATCCGCAAATGAAACGCTTTTCCCTTCTCACGTACCGTGTCGAATGCGACTTCAAAGTGGGTCGCTTCATTATTATCAAAGCCGAAAGCGTCAACGACGCACTGCTTGCGGCGTCCAAAGAATTTGGCGTCCATTGGTCTAAACTTTCAGCATCTCTAACCCAAACCCAATAAATATATGCCCGACAAAACACATAAAGGCGAAAGCCGAATCCTGCTTCCCGCATCTCCTGCGGATCGCGCCCCAGAACGCCCCCTGCCATTCGCAATTGCCCTCCTGATACTTGGCGCGGCGGATGTGTACTGGTTGTACCGTCTCGCCCAGACACCATACGAGTTCCTGACAATTTTGGCACTTCTTGCCATTACCTTTTTCACCGCAGTCGAAACCCTCAGCAGATTAGAATAAATATGAATGACCCGATACAAGCTGGACTGGAACACGTCCCTCTCACTGATGTCCCTCTTGCAAAGGCACGCGCCTTGTTTCTTGGTTGGGCGCGAGCATTCCAGCCTACGCTGGAGCAATACGACGTTCTGGCAGTGGAGAGTGAGTTTACATTTCCGCTTTTGAACCCAGAGACAGAAGCGGCATCCCGTACTTTTAATGAAGCGGGTAAAATTGACGGCATCCTGCGATGCAAGCGGACTGGAACCATCAAGGTTTTGGAACACAAGACCACCAGTGACTCGATTGATTCTGACTCCAATTATTGGGATCGTCTGGTGATGGATACTCAGGTGAGCAAGTACATCCTCGCCTGCCGCAACCGTGGGCACGACACGAACACCGTTGTATACGACGTTGTGAAAAAGCCCGCTTACAAGTTAGGAGCAATTCCGTTGCTGGACGAGGAAGGGGTCAAGATCGTCCACGACCTTAATGGGGATCGGGTTCGCACCAAGGACGGCAAGAAGTGGCGCACGACTGGGGATAGTGAAGCGGGGTACATCCTCCAGACGCGCCCTGAGACGTTGTCAGAGTTAAGTCACCGAGTGCTAAATGAAATTACCGAGCGTCCAGAAGCGTATTTCTCGGTTAAGGAGATTGCACGCTCAGATGCCGACTTGTTGGAATACATGAACGATGCGTGGGCAATGAGTCAGCAGTTGCTCTATTTTCGCAACCGCAAGCTTTGTCCTAGAAATCCATCCGCTTGTACGCAGTACGGCACCTGTGAGTTCTTTGACCTTTGCGCGGGCCGCGCCACTGTGGACAACGTCCGCTATGGCAACGGGACTCAACACCCAGAATTGCACCTCGTCGAGGGAGACAAAGCCCTACTTACAAACTCACGTTTGTCTGCGTTACGAAAGTGTTCCCGCTATCACTTTCTTCGATACGAAGAACCCACCCAAAAGCTCGGGGTAGTAGAAGAGTCCCTTGCCATTGGCACTGGGTTTCACAACGCCGCCGAGGCATTCCTTAAACATTTCGTTGTCAGTCAGTAAACCACATAAATAAATACCATGAGTATCCTAGCAAAAATCAAACGGGGTGGCGAAAACCTCCCTCCACGCATCCTCCTCTCAGGCCCAGAAGGCATTGGCAAAAGCACATTTGCCGCCGCCGCGCCATCCCCACTGTTTGTCAGTCAGGAGCAGGGGTTAACAGGTCTCGATCACGTTGCCCGCATCACGCCTGAGACATTTGCAGACGTGACGGCAACCGTGGACGAACTCACAAAGGATTCTGGTGAGTTCCGAACATTGGTCATCGACACAACCGATTGGCTGGAACGCTCAATTCACGCATTCTGCTGCAAACGGGACGGGCAGGCTAATATCGAAGGGTATGGGTTTGGCAAGGGCTATAAGGTCGCTGAACTTGAACTCAGCACTCTACTCGCCAAGCTCGATACTCTCCGCGAACGGCAAAAAATGGGCGTAATCCTGTTGTCGCACGTTCAAATCAAAACCTTCACTCAGCCGGGCGGCGAGCAATGGGATCGGTACGAAATGAAGGGGCACAAGGGCGTTACTGGAATTCTACGCGAATGGCCTGATGCCTGTTTGTTTGCGGTGTACGAGGTGTTTCGGAGCAAGGTTGCTGGCGAACGCAACGTAAAGACCGTGGGCGGGGGGCGCGTAATCCACACAACGTGGTCGCCCGGCTGGGACGCCAAGAATCGTCTCTCGTTGCCCGAGACTCTCGATTTATCGTGGGAAGCATTTTCTGAAGCAGTTGAAGCTAATCGCCCAGACAAACTGCGCGAGCGTTTCAATGCACTTCTGAAAACCGCGAAGCTCAACCCCGAGCAACGCAAAATTTGGGAGAAGACTCCCGTTAACACCCTGCCCGCCGACAGAATTAAAATCGGCATCACTAAGTTAGAATCCATCCAATAATATGAATGACCTCATCCAACCCGGCTACTACACCTGCGAAATCCTTGAACCCAACTCTGGTTGGTTTGGGGAATCTTCCAAGGGCAGCATCTACGTCCGTTTACCTCTCCGCATTGTCTCTCCTACCGTATCAGGCACACTGGTATGGAAGGGCTACATCTCCAGCGAGAAAGCGGAGGCTCGGACGATCCGACAACTCAGGGACGCCCTAAATGTGCCAAACAACTGGTTTGAACTACTCGCCCAGAACGACCAGTTTTTGGTCGGAGAAAAGGTCTCAGTGACCGTGGAGCATGAGACTGGGACTGATGGCAAGGTGCGTGCCGTCGCTCAATGGATCAACTCTCTTGAGCGAGCGGGAGCAGCAACAGCAGTCGCGCCAGTGGCTAAAAACAAACTGGATGCGTTGGCTCGGCGCATGGCGGCGATGACTAAGGCAGTGGCAGCAGAGGGCGGAGCAGCACCTGCCGCCAGTTTGCCCGCGCCAGCACCTCGGAGACCTGTTGTCTCGGCACCTGTTGAAGACTACGCTGACGACGACATCCCGTTCTAGCGTTTTGCTGGGTTCACGAAGCGTTTTCCTAGCGTTTTGCTGGGTTCACGAAGCGTTTTGTATAACAGGCCATTGGGGGGAGCGCATCCATGCAACGCTCAATTTTTATGATTTCATTTATTTTGCCTATTGAGGCGCAGCCAGTGCAAGGCGGCGGGAAACGCCTTTTTGTGTCGAAGTCAGGCAAGCCTGTTTTCTTCAAAAACAAGCGGACTCAGACCTACCTCGATTCAATCCGAATTTTGGCAAGGGTTTACAAGCCAAAATCCCCGCTATTAGGCCCGCTGGACGTTGAGTTTCGATTTGTTATGAAACGTCCCGCCAGACTCAATCGAAAAGCAGACCCTGATGGTCGCATTTGGGGCGATACCCGCCCTGATTGGGACAACCTAGTCAAAGGCACTCAGGATGCATTGTCGGACTTCTGGGAGGACGACTCTCAGATATGTCACGCCAGAGTCCTCAAGCAGTATGCAGCAAAGGGTGAACAACCACACATTTCGGTGCAAATTTCACCTCTGGGTGAAGTGTTAATATGACAAAATCTGCCAAACTCAAAAGCACAAGCGGTTCTCCTAAGAATCAGAATGCCGTTGCCCTCGGG